AACCGCTGAGAGTACGCACTCAAAAAGACCTGAGTCACCTTCAAAATAGATTCGGAGTGCAGCAGATCGCTGACCCCAACCTGATCTCCGAGGGAACCAAACCTCACAATCAGCGATTCAGGCAAAAAGACACATCGAACCGCACTTACTTCGATGCGGGGAGAAAGGGCCGATGACACGACTCGTTCTTCATACCACAGCCCTGAAAATCATCAACAAGGGTGGGGGCCTGGTTGATCGCCGCGAAAAGGAAAAGGATTCCGTCACGGGCAAAATCATGAAGGTGATTCGGAGGTCCAAAGCAGAAGGCACCGAATACATGACCTTCATCTGCCCGAAATGCGAGCGTCGACAAAAGAGATCGGCTTACGACGTTGTCTATCTGCGAGAAGACGGTGATGTTGTGTTCTATTGCAATCAGTTTGGGTGTGATGCCGAAATAGAAGTGTCCAGACCACCGAAGAAGGCCGAAGAACCTACTGTAAGGTTGATCATGACTCCCGAAGAATACCGCCGCCAGGAAAGAGAGAAACATGGCACTGTATGATCAGGATACCGATAAAGTGCCTGAGCAGCCTTGGGAGCTGCTTCAATACAGGCCAGGTCTCGATCCAGCTCAGCAAGAGAGGCGGTTAAAGGAATACTGCCACACCGCTCACGAACAGGCTTGGCAGTATATGTCGGCTTCTGAAGAGGTCCGTCAGGTCGATCAACACATCTCCTACCTGATGGGAAACCAATGGCCGAGCAAGAGGCCGTCCTACAAGGCTGCACCCATCAACAATCGCCTCTTGAGGCAGCTTGAAGAAGTGACAGCCGTTCTCACCGATGTTCGACCCACCTTCGAAGTCCAGACCCTCAACAAGATTTACCACGAACAAGCCGAGATCCACACGAAAACGAATAAGGCTTGGTGGATGATGCAGGACAACGATCTGAAGCTGGCCCTGGCGACGATCCATGCCTATCTCAGTACCGGATTCCTGCGGGTTGTCTGGAACTCCAGCTTGATGGGGGGTGAAGGTGACTTTCAGCTAGTACCCCTGGGAATCTCTCAGGTGATGCCGATCGGACCCTCTCATGAACTCCAGGAGTGGCAGGGTGTCGTTTATCGTGATACCAGGAGCCTAGCCTTTTTCAAAAGACGTTTTCCGCTGACAGGATGGAAAGTTAAACCAAGCGTCGAACACAGCAGCTATGCTCGTCCGTTCTCGAGGCCCAAGTATGTCGGCCAGCACGCCTTTGAACTCCTGTCCCCCCAAATGAAGCGCGTGATCGGCGGTGTCCCTCAGTACATGCCCGGAGTTCTCCAGCAAGCCCCGTACACGGAATTTTGGATGAAGGATGAGCAGCTCAACACTTCAGATAATGAAGTGATTATGGGACCACCGGACACGAATTGGGCCTATCGAGTCGATCCGGGTAACAGACTCTATCCGCGTGGACGATTGATCATCACGGGCGGGGATGAGTTCGACCTCATGTACGACGGTCCCAATCCTTTCTGGCACGGACGCTATCCCTTCATCACGGTCCGACTGAAGCCGGTCCCCTGGCAGTTCCACGGTATCAGTGAATTGAGAACCAAGATTCCGCTGCAGGATATCGTCAACACGGTCCTGGCCGGGATCTTGGATATGATCAAGAAGGCGGTCAACCCCCCGCTCATCTTCCCGGACAACGCATTCAGTTACGCGGTCAAGGCGCAGATGGACCCCAATATGCCTAACGCCAAGATCGGATACAGTCCACAGTCCCCCGCTGCGCCCACTTACGCTCGTATTCCCGATCTTCCCAGTTTTGTACAGAACACTCTTTTGTACGCTCAAAATGAGATGGACGATGATTCCGGATTGCTCGACGTGGGAGGGCTGGCCCGCAAGAAGGTCACACCGGCCGGGGATACCCTGTCAGCATTGAGAGAGAATCAGCAGACCATCATGCGGTTGCGCGGTCGGTACATCGAAATCGCCTTGCGGGAATTGGGCGAACAGATGATCTCCAATTTCATGCAGTTCTATGACGTTCGTAGGCGAATGTTCCTCCTGGGCCGGGATGGGGTGAGCTTCGAAGATGTGTTTGATTGGGTTCCTGGAAACATGACGCCCCATGGCATTCACCCGCAAGACCACAGGAAGCAGTTTGTTTTCCTGATTGCTCAGGGCAGTACACTCAACTCGAACCGCGAAAAGGAAGCTCTTATCGCTTTCGCTCTAGCCAAAGAAGGCAGATACAGCACAAGAGCATTGTTCCGGAAACTTGGAATGGAGAACGAATACGAGAGAGTGATGCGCGAGTTGGGCGAGGAAGAAGTTGCCATGATTCGGCGCATGACATTGAGCCAATTATTGTCGGGAGCTGCTGGAGGAACGCAGGGCGGTCCTGGAGGAAAAGGCTCCCAAAACATAGAGAATTTGCTCAAGTTGGCTTGACAAGGTCTTTATGCTGAAAATAGGGACGAATGGCTAAGAAGCACAAAGGCCCGATAAAGGTTGGTAAAAAGTTCAAACGGGTCATGGGTGAATACGGTGAGCGCAGCCTTCACCACGGAGGAACTGGAGAAGTCGTGACGGACGTTAAAATGGCGACTGCGATTGCTGCTTCAGAGCAGCGGAGATCAGACAAGGGGAAACGTAAATCGAAACGCTCAAGCCGACGAAAATCCAGTCGGTGTTGAGCACAACCAGGAGGTAAAAACGATGAAGCATGATGGAAAAATGGGTGGACACGACTTGGTCGTTCCCGCGCACTACCCTGGACACGATCCGGGAACCTATCCAGCCCCCGGCGCTATGCCCTCGGCTCAATCATTCACTTCGCCGGCAGTCTTCTGCCCTCACTCTCCAGAGCCGATTTCTGTGAACCAGAAACGCTCTGGCGGTGAGAGAGGTGGGGACAGCGGTGGCAAGATGAAGAAAGGTAATCCCTACTAAGGAGAACCCCTGTGGCTTACAGCGACCTAGGAATAGCTCCTCCTCCAAGCACGGATGTTGCCGCTCAAATGGCGCGCGCTCCTGCGACCAGCCCCGGCCAGCAGATGGCGGCTACTGAACCCACAGAGCTTCCAGTGCAGCAGCCTCCGGGTCTGCCAGGAGGAATGGCAGCTCCAGGAGAACCCGATCTGAATGTGATCACTACCCTGATCGCAAAACTCGTCCAAATGAAACCGGGACTGGCTCCCATAGCAGACAATCTGATTACCAAATTGTCTGTCAAGCTGGCGCAATCGGGAGCCCCTGTCCCCCAAACGCCAGAGGATGCCTTCCCGGCTTCAGGGGGCGCAATTCAGACAGCGGTGAATATCGAACGTGAGCTGGCGAAGATTAAGGAGCCAGAGCTTCTACCTGACATTCGATATTTCATTGCCTCGATGAGGGAAGAGGTGAACAAGGATCTGGCCGAGCACGGGGGAGCCCCGGCTCCGCTGGCACCCTTGGGATCAGCTCCAGCGGTAAGCATGGGAACGAAGATTCCCGTGAGCGTGTAAACGCAAAAGCCCCGGGGGATAGTCCCCCAGGGCTGTGATCCGGAGAAGGACTCCGGATGGGCTAATAGGAAAACCCATCCTAGCACAGTCCTTCTCCAGATTAAATATTTTTAATCCCTACGCGCAGCCCATTCGCGCAAGCCCTCGGGGGAAAGCGAAGGGAAGCTAAGGAGAGGAAACAATGCCTTTAAGACCGGAACTGAAAGAAGCAATCGAAAAGACTGAGGGGATGACTGACGCCTATCGGAAGCAGCTCCTCAAGACCATGGAGAACGCCCCGGATACGCTTCAAGCGGGTTGGCTCCGTCAGGCCGACTACGACCGCACGATGAACGAGGGGAAGCAAGACCTCACCCGCCAGGGCGAAGATCTGAAGGCCAAGGAAGAAGCTCTCGAAGAAAAAACCAAGGAGTGGAACAAGTGGAAGGGTGACGCCGACAAGATCGTTCACGACAACGTGACTCGCGCAGAGGGCTTGCAGACGACACTGACCGAGCGGGATGAGAAGATCGTCGAGCTGGAGGACAAGATCCGCGCAGGTGACTTTTCCGAAGGTTCAGAG